TTTTGTTGTAGGCCTTATCCTGGGATTAATCATACCTTATCTATTACAAGGTGGCCTATTAGATAGGATATCCCTGTGGCGTAAATTATGATAAGAAAACGTTTATTTTACGACATTGAGACATCATTCAATGTTGGAGTGTTTTGGCGTACTGGCTACAACATCAACATAAACCCTCAGGATATAATCCATGAGAGGGCCATCATTTGTATATGTTATAAATGGGAAGGTGAGGAGGAGATTCACAGCCTAACCTGGTCAAAAAATCAGAGTGATAAGGCTATGCTGAAGGAATTTACAAAATTACTAGCACAGGCTGATGAGATAGTGGCTCACAATGGTGATAGATTTGACCTGAAATGGATACGCACACGGGCCTTAATTCACGGCATTGATGTTATGCCTCATCCGAAAACAATTGATACCCTTAAATTGGCTAAAAAATACTTTAATTTCAATTCAAATAAACTCGACTATATAGCCAAGTTTCTTCAGGTAGGGGCAAAGATGGAGACGGGAGGCTTAGATCTATGGAAAGATATAGTATTTCGTAAAGATCAGAAGGCCCTGGATAAGATGGTGGCATATTGTAAGATGGATGTGCAGGTATTAGAGAAGGTATATAATAAGATACAGGCATATACATTACCTCAGCACAATTATGCTGTACAGCATGGAGGAGATAGGTATGAATGTGTGGAATGTGGAGGCACTAACTACCAATACAACAAAAAGGTAGTTACCAGAGCAGGCACCGTGCACCATTGGGTAAAATGTAGGGATTGCAAGAGCTACAATAAGCTCAGTCAACTGGTATTTAGTAAATATCAGGAGTACATCTACAGAAAAAAGAAAAATATTTTCTAGCTAATTCCTTTATTTTACAAGGGTTTCAAAAATAATTTGTTAAAAAATGCAAAAATTTGTCAATAAAGTTTTGCATATATGAAAATGTTATATATCTTTGTAAGGTCAATATGACGCAAAACCCATAAAAAAAATGATTATGAAAGCGACAGAAATTAGAATTGAAAGAACTTCCAGCTACGGGCATTACCGAGTAACTGGAGTAGTAGAAGGTAGAGAAGTATCTTGCATCACTACCAATAGTGAGGCCTTTGATTACCTTAATGATGATGAGGATGCTGAGAAACAAGCTGAAGCTCAAGCTCATTGTCAGATGATTTTAGAATTAACCTACGAAAATTTATAATTATGAAAGACCCGTATGTAAACAGCTTAGTTAGCTTTATTGTGTTAGTCGGCATGACAGCCGTAATGTATTACTCTTTAATTTTTTCGATATGTGGATCAATATAACAGACGACAGCGAAAGAAATGAATTTCAAGCTGAATTCGAAATCTTTGATTATTCAGGTGAGTTTAAATTCAGAATGTTCAGAGATGAGACATTTGATATATATGATGTGGAGGCAGTAACCTCAGAAGGTGATGACTATACCTTGAATGATGTACAGATGGAAGGCCTTAACTATTGGCTTCAGGAGCTCATCAATGAGCAAGGTATCCGCTACGACAATGGCTCTGGCGTACATGAGTGGGATGAACACTGGACTTGCGGATTATGAACCTCTACGAGATGGCCAGATGGTGGCGGAAGCAGAGCCTACCCCATGACAGGGGGGGCTCATTTGATATAGAACTTTATTTACAAATTTTAAAAACTAAGTACGAATGTTTAGATTGTTATACTATGCAGGCGGAAGCCTCAGAGAGAGTTACGACTTCCCAACAGAAGCCCTTGCAAACTGGAAAGCCAGAGAGCTGTACCGATTAGGTACCCATAGATTAGGTCATTTTATAATTGAGAAGCTATGAATCAGCACAAAATATACAGGGTACTTAGGCTCATGCAGTTACTTCAGGATAAGCCCAGGACCGTTAGGAGCATGGCCAGGTACTTAGGCACCAGTGAGCGCACAGCATATAGATACATTCAGCTTTTTATGAAGCTAAAGATGCAAGTAAAAAAAGATCAATTTAATAAATACTTTATACAAAAATGAACGAAGAAAGATACAAAGTAGCAACAGATTTGAATCAGGACATCATTGATATCATTAATGAGTACCAATTGAATATACCAAAGAGAACCCCAGAGATAGCCTTTAAACGTTTTTTCCTGTACAATTTTCTGCACAAACGTAGGCACCTATCCACAACAATGATCGGCAGAATGTTTGGGAAAAACCATGCAAGCGTTATTCACGGCATACGAGAGCATGAGTACTGGTGGAAAAAGAAAGATCCTTACTACCTCAGAGCTGTATATCCATTGCCTGAGCTCATTAACCACAGGAGAGAGGATGTAAACAGCTATGATGTGAAGGTAATGCACTTGGATGACCAGGAGGTTAAATTGACCATTACTGGAGTATTTTCTCCAAAGATGTTAACATCTATTGAACAATTAATGCAACGTGAAGAAATTGGCCGTATATTTACCCCATCATAATTATAATGTGGGTTATAATTGAAGGGAGTCAAGGCTCCCTTTTTTTGTCATGACAGCATGACGATGTGCCAATTCTCTTTATATACCCCCCTTGAAATATGAGTAACTTTTTTTTTGAAACTTTTGCAAATTTATCGTCATATCGTCATGAAATCACGGAAACGCAGTACTGTATTGAGTTTTAGCCATGACGATAAAAAAAATTTATCGACATTTGTCGGCAGTATTATGTCATTAATTATATTTGTACCCTATGTATAACCCCACAATTTCAGTTTTCCGAAGCCTATTCAATAGTAAGGAAACACCATTTAAGCTAACAGCTCTAGAAGTATTTAACCGTATTAAGCAAGGTAATCCTGATATAATAGCTAAAATCAACAGAATAAGAGCTGGAGATCCAGAGAGTAAGAATCAACTCATGGCCATTATGTTTAACGGCACCTTTAATGAGCGTAAAGATGATGGCCTGGTAGCTCATTCTGGGCTATGTGTATTAGATTTCGATAAGTACCCTAATGAGAAGGTACAGCAGGAGGAAAGAAAGAGGCTCATGGAGTGCCCGTATGTTTATATGCTTTTCACCTCCCCATCGGGTAATGGGCTGAAGGTAGTGATAAGGATACCAGAAAGTGATAAATTTGAGCACAAACGTAGGTTTAAAGCATTCGAGCAGTATATACAAAGTGATTATTTTGATACGGCCAATAGTAACGTAAGCCGTGTGTGCTTTGAGTCCTATGATCCTGAGGCCTACCTCAATGAATTTTGCGAGGTATATACAGGGATCTCTGAGGATGTGGGATATCATGTATCTGAGAAGCTCCCAGTATTGGCCATTACCAATGAGGATAGAATTATTGATCTAATCATGCGCTTTGATCATGGTAATTTTCAGGCAGGCAGGAATAACTGGATATATAAGGTAGCCTGTTGCATGGCTGAGTACGGAGTGGATGAGTATGCAGCTAAGGATTACCTCCAACAATACCAGCAGGATGGCTTTACCTTGCATGAAATAATGGTTACCATTGGGAGCGCATACAGAAAGGCACCTTTTGGAACCCGTTACTTTGAGGATAATAGCACGGTAAAGAAAGTAAAGATAAAGCTACAGGATGGCATCTCTGAGGATGAGATACAAAAGCAACTAGGAGTTAATGGCGGGATAATTGAATCAGTTAAGAAGGAGGTGCAGAATGTAGACGATGTATTTTGGCAGAATGATGGAAAGAAAGTAACCATTCTACCCCATGACTATGCCAAATTTTTGCATAAGCACGGATTTGCTAAGTATTACCCAGAGCGAAGCAATAAGCCTACCTATGTATATATCCAGGAAAACAAGGTACAGGAGAGCTCCGTGGAGCTTATAAAGGATTTTGTACTGAAATACCTACTTTCTAAGGATGAGCTGGATGTATATAACCATTGTGCTAAAAGTGCTCAGCTCTTCACTGAGAGCCATCTCAATATGCTGGAAAGTATTAACATGAAAATACTCCAGGATAGCAGGGATGTTAGTTATATCCCATTCCTTAATGGAGTGGTAAGGGTAACTAAGGATCAGATAGACCTACTCAGTTACATTGATATTGATGGCTATATCTGGCATGAGCAAATCATAAAGAGAAATTTTACCCGATTAAATTCTCATGATAACAATTTTCAGGATTTTGTGCATAAGGTATCTAACCAGGACCAGGATAGAATCAAAGCGATGGAGAGTACCCTAGGCTATTTAATACATACCTTCAAAGACAAAACAGATCAAAAGGCAATTATATTTAATGATCAGGAGATCGATGACAATCCCAACGGGGGGAGTGGCAAGAGCTTAATGCTAACAGCTATTGGTAACATCCGTAAAATTATAAAGATAGATGGTAAGGCTTACAACCCTTCTAAGAATGATTTTGTTTATCAGCGTGTGAACTTGGATACCCAGGTCCTAGCATTCGATGATGTGAGGAAACATTTTGATTTTGAGCAGTTATTTAGCCTTATTACTGAGGGCATCCCTGTAAACCGAAAAAATAAAGATGAGATTTATATACCATTCGAGCGAAGCCCTAAGATAGTTATAACTACTAACTATGTGATATCTGGAGCTGGCACCTCCCATGACAGGAGAAGGCATGAAATAGAGTTCTTTCAGTACTTTAATTCGCAACGCAACCCACAGGATGAGTATGGTAGGCTTCTCTTTGATGAGTGGACAGCCTCAGAGTGGACAGCATTTGACAATTATATGCTAAATAACCTACAGATGTACCTACAGAATGGCTTACTCAAGAGCAAATCAATCAATGCCGATGCTAAGCGTTTTATACAGTCAACTTGTAAAGAGTTTTATGATTTTGTGATGGATGGCAACATCGGGCTAGGCACCAGGCATTATAATAAGAGCTCCATTGAGAGCTTTCAAGAGGATACCAATGGATTTAAGGATTTAGATTCTAGAAAATATCTTAAATGGGTAGCCTCATGGGCTACTTATAAAGGATATAAATTTGTAAAAAATAGGGATCAGCACGGTAGATTTTTTGAAATAACAGCAGAATGAAAAAAGAACACAAAAACAAGCTCCATGAGCTGAAGGTAGAAAGGTATTCAATAACGCATCCTAGCATACCTCCTAATTATATTGCTAAAACAGTGTACAAAGATCAAACAGCAAACGGCCTAACCAAAGCAATATGCGACTGGATTAACCTGCACGGTTACCAGGCAGAAAGAATTAATACAATGGGTACTGCTAGAGAGAAAAAAACAACAGGAGGTAAGGTAATTGGTGTTACCTGGACCAAAGGAACCAGTACGGCAGGGAGTGCTGATATATCCGCCACAATAAAGGGCCGTAGTGTTAAGATAGAGGTAAAGATAAAAGACAGGCAATCGGAAGCTCAAAAAAGATACCAGGAACATATAGAAAAGGCTGGAGGGATTTATAAAATTTTTAGAGATTTTGATTCTTTTGTTGAATGGTATGAAAAATTTATTCAAAATAATTAAAAAAAAGTTGCATATATGAAAATAAGTACTACCTTTGTAAGGTCAATAAGGCAAAACATTAATAAAAGCTATATGTACACATTTAACAACAACTACGGAATAGGTCAAGTGCAAGGAATTGAAAACCAAATGGTAACTATATATTTTGAAGATTCTGACATAACAAAAAAAGTACCTTTTGGTTTTGTAAAAATTTATGCGAATGAAAATGACTTGGAAAATGAAATCAATCAAATACTTTCTAATGACCAATTAGAAGAAATTTTGTTAGCTGATAAGAAAAGGCATGAGGATAGGATGGAAAATCAGTCATTGATTTCTTATATAAATGAGCAGACCTCATATAATTGTGCTAAATCAATATAATAAACCCTATAATTATGGCAACAGCAAGAAAGACCCCTCAAGCTGATGAGGAAAAAACAGCACTGAATATCTATCAGAAACTGCATTTAGCAAAGCAGTCAATGGGTAAGGTCATTAAGAATGCTACTAATCCCCATCTGAAGCGGAACTATGCGGATATTAACAGCATCATTGATACCGTGGAGCCTATTCTACTTGATCATGGCCTGCTATTAATTCAGCCTGTAAAGGATGATAAGGTGTACACTATAGTGGTGGATGTAGAGAATGGTGATAGATTTGAGTCATTCATGACATTACCTCCCATCACCGATGCACAGAAGCTAGGAGGAGCTATCACATACTTCCGTAGATATACGCTAGTATCTTTACTATCCCTTCAGGCAGTAGATGATGATGGTCATGAGGCAAGCAGAGCACCCAAGGCAAAGCCATCATTAGATGCTGAGAAGTTTGCTAAGGCATTGAAGGCTATTTCAGACGGCAGATACTCAGTAGATGAATTGAAAGCTACCTATTCACTAACTAAAGAGCAGGAGGGGCAGCTATGAAATTCAGAGCATCACAATTAGGTAAGCTAATGACCTCCTCCAGGACTAAGGGGGAGGCATTGAGTCAAACAGCTAAGAGCTACATCATTCAATTAGCTAAGGAGAACTTCTACGGGTACCGTAATGAGTTAACTAATAAGTATATTTTAAAAGGATTAGAACAGGAGCAGGATTCGATTGACCTTCTCAATGCTGTTAGGTTTGAAAAGTACGTTAAAAATCAGGATAGAGCCTCTAATGAGTATCTAACTGGATGCTGTGATATTATTACTGAGGATTTGATCCTGGATCTAAAGACCTCCTGGAGCCTGGATACCTTCCCAGCTACATCCTATGAGCTAAAGGATTTAAACGACTATGAATGGCAGGGCCGTGCTTATATGTATCTATACGACAGGCCTACGTTTGAGCTGTGCTATGTCATGGTTAGCACCCATCCAGAAATTCTAAGCCAATACGATCCGATGGATATGCATGAGGTAGATCACATTGATCCTGCAAAGCGTATCACATCCATTAGATTTGAGAGAGATAAGGAGCTGGAGATACGAATGGAGGAGAAGCTACTGGCTGCTAGCTTGTTTTATGAGCAGGTATTTACTGAATTACAAGACAAATGAACATAACTAACGACAACGTAACCATACAGCAGGAGGATAGCATCCTCCTAGCAGTCATGGCTAAGTACTATGAGAGATCAAAGAGAGGGCAGGCAAAGTACGGTACTAACCTAGATAGGACTGATGTGGATCTGTTAGGATGGCTTGAACATCTCCAGGAGGAGCTGATGGATGCAACGTTATACATTGAAAAACTTAAAAAAGAGATATGAAACAAACAGCAGTAGAGTGGTTAATAGATGAATCCATGAAATTAGTAGTTCAATATATGAATGGAACTCTTAACGAAGATACGTTGGATGATGTTATTTATGAAATTGGAACAAAAGCCAAAGAAATGGAGAAAGAGCAGATGTGTAGTTTTGCAGAATTTGTAGCAACATATCCTGATAAGAATAAAAATGTTAATGGAGAAATGTTACATGCTAAATCTAAGTATGATGGAGCTGAAAGAACAGTAGACTTATTAGAAATTTTTAAATCAGAATAAGATGAAAGCAACACTTGAATTTAACTTACCCGAGGACCAGCATGAGTATGATATCATGGTTGAATCCTCAAGGATGTACCTGGCCCTGCATGATATGAAGCAGGAGCTCAGGCATGAATGGAAGCATGGAGATCTATCACAGGCTGAGTGGAATATAGTGGATAAGATTAGGGAAAGGTTTTTTGAGATACTTCAGGAAAATAACGTAAATTTAGACCTATGATTGCAGGAATAATAATACTACTAGCACCTGGAGTAATCTGGGGCTGGTTATGGACAATAAGTTTAATAATTAATACAATCAAAGATGAGTGATTTCAAAGGAGAGGTGGTGTTTATCACACCTACAACGTCAGTTTCTGACAAGTTTAAAAAGAGAGAAGTAACATTGAAGAGTGATGGGGATTATCCTCAGTACGTTACCTTCCAGCTAACACAGGACAAATGTGACCTAGCTAATAACCTAACCCCTGGTGATGTGGTTAATGTTAAGTATAACCTGCGAGGCCGTAGATGGGAGGCACAGGATGGTACAATTAAGTACTTCAATACGATTGAGGCCTGGACAATGAGCCTGAGCTCTTTCCAGGATAAGGGAGCGGTGGAATATCTAACTAAAAAAATGGATCTAGAGCATGACAGCGATTTACCTTTCTAACCAGCAAAGCCTATCCGACTGGATAAGGAAAGAAATTAACATGAAATTGTGTAAAAGATACAAATTAACCCATCTAGCCGAGGATATGGGAGTAAATTATGCTAAGCTATATAGATTCATGAGAGGAAAAAATACGACATCAGAGATCTATGATAATTTTTTTGTGTTATATTTGAAGCAATGGAACTAATCGCCTATATATCTTTAGCCTGGTGGATCACTGAATTTGATCCTATTCAAGCAACTTTGCACAGCGTATATATGTCTCTCCATAGCAGGCCGTTGGTCATGTACTTATTCAATGCTCTGAGCTGTATTAAGTGCATGGCCTTCTGGGTAACTTTGCTATGTAGCTTTGATTTTATCCTGGCCTGTGAGGCAGCACTAGGTGCCTATATTTTAGAATTATGTTTGAACAAACTGAGCTAGATCTCATTGAGAAAATTGACCAATTACCTGAAGCTCTCAGGTATTCAAAGCAGTCATGCGTTCAGCTCTATAAGATACGGGTAAAATATGATGGCCCACAGCCTCGGGAGTGCTTTTGTGCATCCGTGAGGCGTAAGGTATGGTATAAGGATTTTCAAATCTGGTATGAAAAATCTCTTAGATCAGTACATCTCTGAGCATTACCAGGAGGTGAGAGCTTATACCCTGTATTTTTTACAGCGTACTAAATCTACGATGGAAGTGGATACAGTTATTAACAATAGTTACCTGCACGTTATTAACATTCATGAGAGCCAGAAGGATATTGATATAGTCAAGAGCTACCTTTTAAATACCATTAAATACCAAATCCTTTGGACCACATCCAAAAGCCATCGAGACGATGCCATCACGGCAATAGATGGGACACATAATGAGGTGGAGGATGAGCAGGATTTGAAGGATAAAGTAAGGGAGGATATCCAATATAGCCATCAAAAGGCACTCATTGAAATGTACAGGGCAAAGATAGAGGATAACGTGCATCGAATTGTATTTGAGGCCTATATTGATAAGGGATACACCACAGCCAGGGCAATGGCTAAGTACTTTGGCATCACGGTAACCTCTGCCCATTACCTAATTAAAGAAATTAAACAAAATCTTAACTCAATGCAATATAGGTATGAGACCATCGCAACTATTTAGCATCATGGCAATGTTCACGGCATTCTCGGTAGGGCTATCTCTTATCTGGGAAAGCTATACATGGGCTAGCAAGGGGGCAGGCGTATGGATTTTACTATATTACATTTGGCTAATAACATCAGAATATGAAAATCAAGAATGAACACATAGGTAGTTACGTTACTATCTATAACACAAAAGGGTTTGATACCTCAATTTATGTAACTGAAGAAATGGCTCAGGATCATGAGTATTACTCATCTGTAGGCTTAGGCTATCTTTTTGAGGTAGAGGATACCAAAGCTAAGAAATACAAAGGAGTGGATGATGCCAAAACCGAGGGCTAACGAAACAGAGGAGCAGTATATCGCTCGCTGTATGAGTGATGCTGAAACGTTAGATAAATACCCTGATGAAGGCCAGAGGTATGCAGTATGTATTTCTATCTATGAGGGTCCTATTGGAGCATATCGCAGGGCATTCCAGGATAGCTATACCGACTATCCCAATGCTGCAACCGAGAATGCCAAAACAGCTCTTAGATGGGCAGAAGAGAATGGATGGGGATCATGTGGCACCCCCGTGGGTAAAGCTCGTGCTAATCAGTTAGCAAAAGGTGAACCCATAACGGAGGAAACCATCTCCAGGATGGCAGGATTTGAACGGCATCGGCAGAACTCCCAACGTGAGCTAGGAGATGGATGCGGTAGGCTCATGTGGTTAGCCTGGGGAGGTGATGAGGGTATTGAATGGGCCTCGAGAAAATTAAAACAAATACGAGATGGCAAAGCAAACTAATGTTAAGCTTCATGTGGCTAAGCCAAAGGTCAAGAGACCAGGGGTGCATTCAAAGTGCAAGGCATCTAAATTGAAAGGTTCTAAGAATTATTTAAAATTATATAAAGGGCAAGGCAATGGGTAAGCATAAATACATAGAAACTCCAGAGGCTATGTGGGATCTATTCGAGGCTTATAAACGTTGGTGCAAGGAAAATCCTAGGTACTCCTATTCTCTATCTACAAAGACAGGAGAGGCTACTGCTGTGCCATTGGAAAGGCCGTTAACTCAAGTGGGTTTCAGGACTTTTGCTGCTGAGAAAGGAAGCTCTGTACAGGATTATTTTGCGAATACGGATGGGAGATATACCGATTATGCGACAATCTGTTCACGCATAGAGGAGGCCATCCGAATGGACCAGATCGAGGGAGGCATGACAGGGCAGTACAATGCATCCATTACCCAGCGATTGAATAACCTAACTGAGCGAGTAGATACGACTACCAAAGGTGAGAAGATAGACAGCATTAAGGTAACCATCGTACGGCCAGATGCAGATTGATCTGATGTGCTCTGTAGTGGAGGCGTACATCTATAAGATGAAAGGAGAGCAGGTAAGGATAGATAGGAGAGCTGTGGCAAGTGATGGAAGGCAGATGGCTATGTTAATGAATGCCTACCAAATAGCAGTTAATGGAGATAAAGAGCACGGTAATATTTGAGAAGAACTATGCAGCTCTAGAAGGGCCACATAGGTTTATCATTAACGAGGGAGGGAGCAGGAGCTCTAAGACCTACAGCCTCTGCCAGCTCATGGTTATCTATTGCCTGCAGAATTCTGGGAAGGTTGTGAGTATTATTCGTAAAACCTTCCCTGCATTGAGGGCAACGGTGCTAAGGGATTTCATAGAGATCCTAAAAGAGATGGGTATTTATAGCCTGGATAGCCATAACAAGAGTGAGCATATATATACTTTCTCTAATGGCTCCATTGTGGAATTTTTTTCCGTGGATGATGAGCAGAAGATAAGAGGTAGAAAGAGAGATATAGCATGGTGTAATGAAGCTAATGAGCTGTACTTTGATGACTTCACGCAGCTTAATATGAGAACTGAATTTAAGCTTATATTTGACTACAACCCATCAGATAGCTCGAGCTGGTTATATGAGCTACCAAAGGAGGAGAGCATCCTAATCAAATCAACGTACCGAGATAACCCATTCTTGCCTCAGAGCATCAGATCTCAGATTGAGGATTTAAAGCGAACCGATGAGGCACTGTATCAAATCTATGCCCTAGGTGAGAAGGCCATAAGCAAGAGTAACATATACAGCAACTGGACCTTCCTAAGCCATCGGCCTGCTAGGTTTGTCAACTATGTATACGGGCTTGACTTCGGGTACAATCACCCCACGGCACTCATGAGGGTCTATTGGTGTGATAATGATATATACATAGAGCCTGTGATATATGAGAGCTACCTAACTACGACCATGCTAATCGAGAAGCTCCAGGCTATGGGCATAGAGCAAACGGTAACCATCATGGCTGATTACTCACGGCCAGAGATTATACAGGAGATGAACATTGCAGGCTTTGATGTTCAGAATGCCAACAAGGTGGTCAAGAAGGGTATAGATAACGTTAAGACCTTTGGAGTATTTTGCCAGGATCATAAGGATTTAAAACGGGAGTATGAAAACTACAAGTGGAAAAAGATAGGTGATTTCATAACGGATGAACCTGTGAAGCTCTTTGATGATGCCATGGATGCTGTGAGGTACGCAACTACCCACATACGGCAGGAGTACTATACGGATGACAGCTACTTTGCGTTTTAAAAACAAATCAGCAGGATAGGATAATATAGGTATGGCAATCTCATTAATAGCTAAGGCATACCCATTGATGCCAGCGTACAATCCTGTTAAGTTTATCTACAATTCTACCAATGTAAATATCCAAGGGTTTAAATACATCTTTGATATCTATGAGAGTGGCACAGCGATTAAGATAGCGGAGTACAGGGTACTGCCTACCTATAGCACAGGTTACGGTGAGATTGACCTGAGTAAGTTACTACAGGCAAAGGTAAGCTATGATCTTGAGCTAACTAATACCACGGTATATAATGCACCTGGTAGCCATTACAAGTATGATGTGGCTATAGGGGAGGAGTACCTTACAACGACAAGCTACACGGCAAACCTTACTAACAATGGTGGCAACGTTCAGATAAATGTAGCTAATACATTTGTAGCTGGTGATCAGATAGTCATTACCCAGGCCGATGGTGGTGTAGCTAATCCAAACCTCGAGGGCCTCTTCACTGTCTTATCTGTTGGGGTGGGGTTCTTAGTGGTAAGTAGCTCATGGTCATTGGTAACCGATGCAACCATTAACGGGGATATAACCTATGCCGATGGACGTAAAACCATTAACCGAGCGTTGAGGCAGGATAAGAATAACTACGTTTTCAATGGTGCCATCCGATGGATAGAATGGCCTGCCTATGATTACCAGGATTACCTACTCAATAACGTAACTGATAAGCTACTGACCACATTGCCAACGGATGGGTATTATGCTACCCTAGCACAGGATCTCTGGATGGATGCCGTGAACAACTCACCTGCTGGTAGCCATCGAATGGTATTCGAGAACAATCTAGGAGATATACTAGATAAGGATGTGGCGGCAACTGATCATGTGGTAGGCATCTCTGTTGGTCCTAACAATCATGGAGCTACCAACGTAGTGGCGGGATCAGCACCTTTGATTAAACCAGGTACTGAATGGTATGATTTCTATTATGAACATCTAGGTACTCAGAGCTCTCAAAAGTACAGGGTATATTTAGATAGAAGGGTAAGGGATATTGAGTATCATATCCTATTCCTGGATCGTATGGGATCATGGGGGTCATTTGCCTTCACAGGCCGTTACTATGAGAAAGGTAACGTAACACGGGAGCAATTCAATCGAGATGTGCAGGGCTATGTACAGGGCGGCAGTCCATTCAATCACTGGAGCTACAATACCCAGGACAAAGGATATGTTAACAGCTACATCAGTACTGATACAACCATCGATTTAAATACCAACTGGATGACTGAAGAGATGGCTCAGTATTTCTCTGAGCTTATCAGCTCTCCAGAGACCTATATCAAAAAGGCTATCTATGATGATGAGGACTGCGAGCAACCTCAGAGCACGGAGTACATTAGCTGTAATATCCTCACCTCATCGTATGAGCTATTCAAGAAACGAAATAAGAATTTAATTAGGCAAAGCATTACGATTAAGTACGCCAATAATGACCTAGTCAATGGTTAAGATACAACTAGCAACAGGATACCTGGAGGTAAAGGAGGGCACAGCTTTCCCGTTGAATTTTCAGGTAGGGGATATCAGAGATATCTCACAGCGTAAAGGTAACTTCTCAAAAACCATTACCCTGGTAGGGAGTAAGAATAACAATGACCTGCTGAACCATTACTATGATGTTAACATCGAGGCAGGCACCTTCAATATCAATGCCCTTACAACCTGCTCCGTTATCCAGGACGGCATCCCGATCATGGAGGATGCTAGCCTGCAACTTACCTCGGTTAAAAAGGTACAGCTAACTGATGGCTATGAGGAGCACGTTGAGTATGAGGTATTGGTCAAGGATAGTAAAGGGGATTTCTTTACAGCCATTGGTAACAAGGAGCTAACAGATATTGATTTCAGTGATCTGAATCATACATACGATGCGTTCAATGTAGTGAATAGATTTACCAACAATGTTAATGATGGGTTTAAGTACATCATGGCAGGTAGTGGCGATGCCTTCTATAGTACCCAGGAATTTAAACCAGCTTTCTTTGCCAAGGCTTACTTTGATCGTATATTCTCAGATGCAGGCTTTCAGTACAATTGGGCTAGCTTGTATGATGATCGCTTTGATAAATTGGTTATCCCTTACAATGGTGGGGTAGATAACTTTGATTATAATGATTATGTGGTAAAGGCCAATGTATCAGGGCTTACCTTCAACGGTACGTTTTTCCCAGGTACGGCTGAGATGAATACCCCGTTAACCATAACAGGATGGACTGAAACAGAGGATCCTCAGAGTATATACAATCCATTAACAGGGGAGTACAGTACTCCTTTTATTATATCAATGAATAACGGGCAGTATTATGAGTACACAGTACAGATCCAGTATAACGTTATCCTAGACAACACCACGGCAGGCACGGTCTATGCAGGTATGCCTAATGGAGCAGGGGGCCAGATAGCTAACCCTGCACACTATGAGCCTAAACTCCAGATATTAGCCAATGGTGTAAATAACAATTCAGCATATATATACACTAATCCAAACCCATTAAGCCCTGCCGTAGCCAATGCCATTGAAACTCCGTTAACATTAGCACCTGGTCAAACTACCATAGCGAGCCAAACGGTTATCGCTACCATTGTAACATCGGCCCCATTGATGAACTCAGGTACATTGTTGGACTTGAATATAAAGTGCGTACCAATGCCTTACATACCTAGTGGCTTACCAAATGCAGGTACCACATGGAGGGCAGGCTCAGTAACAGGGGCCCCTGCTAGTTTTGTAAAGCTACAGATTGACGTTGTCAATTGTAATATCAGCATAACTCCTAGTAATAACATCATAGCAATAGGAGGAACGCTAGAGGTAAATGATTACATACCTAAGAAAATAAAGCAAAGCGATTTCATTAAGGGAGTATTCAATATGTATAACCTTTATGCTGAAGTTGACAAGAGCCAGCCTAACCTTATTAATCTAATCCATAGGGATGCCTACTATGATAGTGGTAAAGAGGTTGACTGGACCTACAAGTTAGCCAAAGACCAGGAGCAAAGTTTATCATTCCTTCCAGAGATAACTAGTAAAAAGGTAATACTTACCTATGCCCCTGATAAGGATAGTGCTAACCAGGTCTATACGGATGCAACTAATCAGATCTATGGACAGGCTGAAGTGGTATTTGATAATGACTATGTAAAAGAGATAACAACTAAGGCCGTCCTGTTCAGCCCTACTCCGATTAACCGTACCCCATTCGATGCCTATGTGCCAATGATTGCAGGAGCATCACCTGATACTAATATACGCATACTGTATGATGGTGGTATGCGTACCTGTGGGCCATTCAATATATATGATTACGGGAGTACAGGGATGGCAGGCATAACGAGCTACCCATACTGTGGACATTTCGACGATCCTCTACAGCCTAACTTTGATATTAATTTTGCTGTATGTAGTTTCTATTATTACCAGCCTTTGAGCCTAACAGATAACAACCTTTACAACAGGTACTGGAGGCGTACAATGGGGCAAATAAATAACGGCAAAATGTTAACGGCTTTCTTTGATCTCAAAGAGCCAGATATCCAGAGCCTAGAGCTGAATGATAAGATAAGGATTGACAATAGCTGGTGGAACATTAACAAGGTAATTGATTACGATGCCAATGCTAACAAGCTAACACAGGTAGAACTAATCAGCATTGACAATGAAATTAACTTTATGCCATTTGCTACCCCTTGGACTACTCCAGGCGTGGGCCTTCCAAACATATCTAGTATTCAGCAGGCAGGTAACCAAACGGTAATTAACTCAAAGCTGAATGATAACAACGTAAATGGAGGAGGGCAGGTATCTGGTAACGTTATCGGAAAGGGTAACCTAGTGGCACCAGGTACAAAGACGGTAACCGTAGCCACGGGAGCTATTGTAGATGAGGATGGGATCACCGTGGATAACCTTCGGGTATTAGGTACATTCAATGGCCGTACAATAGTACAGAATGCTCCATACTTATATACGGCTAACCTTGTTCAGATAGGAGCTGCTGCACCTGTGCCTTACTTACTTGAGGCATCCTTTGGCAACATCACCTGGCAATATAACGGGGTAGGCCAATATCAGGGATTAATAGAGCAGTTTGATCTAGGAGCCATACCATCGGATAGGATAACGGTAATGATTAACCATACCTTTTACAATGGGCTTTATAATGCCTATTATTCAGCCGTAGATAATAGCATATATATTGATACCAGTGCCATAGGGATAGGCCTATCTGATAACCTACTGAACTATACAACAATTGAAATAAAATACTATCCATAATGAATCAAGTTGAGATACCTATAGTAATACAGGGCATTGGTGCCATGAGGGCAGAGCTTCGAGAATTAAAAGGGGCTATTGCTGAGGCTACTGATCCCGAACAGATGGCCGAGCTCTCTGCCAGAGCAGGGGAGTTGAAAGATAAGATAAGTGATGCCAATGATGCGGCCAATGTGTTTGCATCGGGGAGTAAGTTTGAGCAGGTCAGTAACTCATTAGGAGGGATTAAGGATAGCCTCATGAGCCTTGACTTTGAAGAGGCAAACCAAAAGGCTAAGGTATTCAGCCAGGTAATCGGAAAGATAAACCCTGCCGAACTAGGCAAGAGCTTTAAGAGTTTCATGGGGGTATTAGGTACAATGGGCGGAGCGTTTGTAAAGCTAGGAGTAACCATCCTGACTAACCCTATTTTTTTACTTGTTGCAGTAATTACTGCTATTGTGGTAGCCATTGGTTACTTCATGAATAAGCTCGGATTATTGCAACCTATACTCGATAGTATTAAGGCATCTGTAGGATTTCTCGTTGATGGCTTCTATGCACTAACCGATGCACTAGGAATAACGGATAAGGCAGGTGAGGAACAAGCTGCAAAACAAAAGGCACAAACCGAGGCACAGATTGCTAACATCGATAGGCAGATTGAGGCAGAAGAGCGAAAGAAAGCGGCCATAACCAATGCTTTTAATTTGCGAGACAATCAATTCAAGAGAGATATAGAGCTAGCCAAAGCAGAGGGTAAAAATACATTTGAGCTTGAGAAGCAAAGGATCATCGCATCCATTGCCTACAAGAAGAGAATGATTGAAGAGAACAAGGTGATATTCAAGCAAATTGATGCGAAGAGATTATTACTACTTTCTCAGATGGATGTGAATGGATCTGTGGCCACAGGTACCCAGGCACAGGTGGATCAATTGAATAAAATTAACGAGCAGCTTATAAAACAAACTCAAGCTAATGAGCAACTCAATGACCAGATAAAGGATGGCCAAAACGAGCTCAAGATATTACAGATAGAAGAGAACAAAAGACAAGCTGAAGCTAGCAAGGCACAGCAAAAGATCAATGAGGATAATGCTAAGAAGGCAGCCGATAACAATAAAAAGATAGCCGATAACAACAAGAAGGCGGCATCAGATGCTAAGGCTCAGAGAAAGCAACAGGTGGCTGATATCCAAACTCAGTACACTGAACAGCTCAAGCTAGAGGCTGAAGCTGTAAAGAACAGAACGGCCCTAATAGCTGAAGGAACTGATAAGGAGAAGATGGTCAGAGAGCAGGCCTTCCAGGATTACAAGCAGAACTTCTTAGAGGAAAAAATGAAGGAGGAGAAAGCGGCCATTGACAATGAGTACATAACTAAGGGTGGAAGCATACAGAACTATGAGAAAAAATTAGCACAGCTTAGGCTAGATGCTATGAGCAAGCTAACAGCTCAGGAGCTTCAGATATTGAAGGATGCTGAGACCTTGAAAAATAATGAGATACTAGCCATTAACCAAAAGGCTGCAGAGCAGTTTGCGGCCAACCAGGTACGCATCAATGATCTAACCATTGAGGCAATGGCTGAAGGTGCGGAGAAAGAGGCCATCATGCAAAAGCAAAAGTATGATAAGCTAAGAGAGGAGGCCAAAAAAGATACTACACTAACTGAGGAGCAACGTAGGCAGATCATTGCTATCTATGATCAGATGGATGCCGATGAAACTCAGAAGCGAAATGATGAAAGGCTGAAGGCTCAGAGTGATCTGGCCCTGTCATTGGCTGATGAGAAAACCAGAGCACTGGCAGAGGTAGAGGCGAAGTACCTACAGGATCAGGAACTAGCCAAGGGTAACTATGAGCTACTAGAAAAACTAAGAAAGGATCACGAGGCTAAGGTAACAGAGATAAACAATAAGGCAGAACAGGATAGGATAGATAGTGCACAAAAAGAAAGGGATGCTAGGCTAACATTGGCAGGTGATATAGCGGATGGCATTACAGATATCGCAAAGGGCTTAGTCAATGACCAGAAAAAACTAGAGAAATTCAATAAGGCAATGGCATTGGTTCAGATAGGAATCGATACAGGTAAAGCAATCAGCTCCCTTGTTGCAGCATCTCAGGCAAACCCTGCCAATGCAGTAACAGCAGGTACGGCAGGTGTTGCACAGTTTGCTGCTGGTATTATTCAGATTGCCACGAACATAGCTAAGGCTAAACAGATACTAACATCTGGAGGCTCACCTTCCTCAAGTGGTGGAGGTGGGGGTGCATCTAATGGTAATGGCAGTAGTGTTACTCAGGTAGTGCCACAATCGGCTCAGCTCTTTGGATCAGCCAATACAGGCAACGTAATGAGTGCAGGTGGAGGAGCTGTTGAAACTGGAGGCATGACCGTTACTGCCATCGTATCTGAAACTCAAGTTACCAACGTGCAGAATAAGATAAATAAAATAAACAAAAACGCAGAATTATGATAAGTTTGCAAAGTATAATTAACAATGTGGTGAACTTCTATTCACAGCACAAACAGGTAAAGAAAGTCGGTAGCGATTTCAAAGAACAGTTATTTAACTTCGCTACCCAGGATGAGAAATACCCTATCATTTTTATTGTGCCTGATGCTGTTATCCCTACCGAGAACACTACTGAATTTACCCTGGATATTTACTGCTATGATATAATTCAAAAGGACAGGGCTAACATCATAACCATCCTAAGTGATTGCCATCAGATCCTGAATGATTTGTATGTATATTATTTTTTCGGTATTGACAGGAGCATGGATGTTATCGGGGTGCCTACCTTTACCGCATTGAATAATGATTTACTAGATTATGCGGCAGGGTATCAGATGAGTATTACCTTTGCACTTAATGACTGGACCGATTGCGCTGTACCGATTTAAACATTTGCCCTGGTTAATGTAATATAGGTATGACATTACCTAAATGGTGGGGGGATTGGAGGGGAAACCTTACCCCTCATACTGGAGATTTACAACCTACTGACCTAATCGAATGCACTCAGATAGTAGCAGGACAACCTGTTAATACTGCAATCACAGGACAGCAGATAATCAATGCAGCATCTGGTGGGGGTGCAACTTGGGGAAACATCACAGGTACCTTGAGCTCTCAAACTGATTTAAATACTGCCTTGAATGGTAAGCAGGCAACCTTAGTAAGTGGCACTAATATTAAAACAGTTAATGGGAACTCATTGGTAGGTGCAGGTGATGTTAATCTAAACCCCAAGGCCCTAGGATATTCTGCATCTACAGGATCATTGAGCGTATCGACAGCAGTAACTATATCTAAGGCCTTGAGAATACCAGCCAATACATTGACTACTGATACATTACTTGAGATACAATGGCGTATGATACGGGTAACAGGTAACACGGGGCAGGTGCATACAAGGCTGTACATCAATACCAGCAACAGCATGACAGGTGCTACATTGATATCTGGTACCAGCTCATTGAATGGAGGCGGAGTACAGCAGGCCATCAAATGTGATAAGACAATCACTTGCAGAACTAATGGTTTTTCATGGATGAACTCAGGGGCTAGTGAATTTACAGGCGTAGGATTGAATGCCTACAACTTAAATAGAACAGTAGATCAATATCTATTATTTACAGTACAATCAGCTACGAATGGAGAAACCTGTTTAGTTGATTTTTTCAGAGTGTTGCAATATGCCTAGATACGCAAAAAACGGAGTATTTAACATCCTTTACCCTACCAGGAGAAGGATGGCCACGATCTTAAAAAGAATCATTAGGCAGAACGGCCTAGTAGATACCCGTACTTTGGAGGATAGCGTGAGAATAAACGCACAAATAACAGGCTTCAGTACCCTTGAGATTGAGATCGTGGCGATGTATTACTTTATATTTCTAAACAATGGTGCTTTCCTTTGGAATGGAGGGGTAATACCTCCTTATAATTTGGTTCGCCAATTTACCGATGAGCTAACAAGTGCAGGAATAATAACAGAAATATACAGCCAATATACTGAATGGCTTACAAAAAATTACCCTATCCTAGAGATTGTGCCTATCTTAGAAGAGGAGCAAAGCATTGTATATAACTTCTATGCCCTAGATGCACCGCCTGATTTCACTCCAGGCTTTCCGCTAGATGTTTAACTCTTTCTTCATTCCTATCATATTGAAAACAAAAGTAAGTTTTAGCTTACCTAGCTTCTCAGCTTTGGTTAAATCACCATTGCATAGGCTGTAGATCATTTGCTCCCATGACCATTTCGAGGCTTTTTTTTCCGCTTCAATTTCATCGAGCTCCTCCTTAGTTAGCTTTGCTTTCTCCTCATCAGATAGATCCGTATCATCCACATCTCCAAATAAATTTTTGTACGTTTCGTAAAAGTGCTTACGGAACTTTATGAACTCATTAATAATGCCGTAGATATCTGTGATGGGTAGATCTAGGAACTGCTCAGCCCTATTGTTAAGGTCAAAATCATACGGCTCCATGACCTCCTCCTGCCATTCGTTAAGGCGTACTTTCCTGTACAGGATAGCACAAATCTTATCTAGGTTATCCACATAGTCATTAGTGAACAAGTACTCAAGGTCTATCCATTCATACAGCTCTAGCTTACTGAAGGCCTTGAGCTTCAACCCCAGCACCTCATCCTGGTATCTATTGGGTGGCTGATGGCTATACCAATTGACCTGCTTAATTAAGGCATTGAGCTCATCAATCTCGAGCTCCTCAATGATTTCAATATTAACATCGGCTAAAATAGAAAGGGCCTCACTATTGTAGTGATAGGCCCCTTGCGTTTTATCTATTTTACTTATCTCGATGAACTGCTCAAGCGTTACTTGGCTCCAGCTCTGGGGTAGCTTCAGCATTTTTAAACTGTTGGTTTACTTTATTGGCTATGTACATCACATACGGGATAGAAATATCCGCACTCATTTTGCAAATGAATTTAGCTTTGTGTTTAATGTGGGCCTCTGCGTAGTGTTCAGCAGGGGTTAGATCCTCACGTTTAAACATGACTGCCATCATTTGGCTGATGTAGTTTTTAGGCTTCTCGATTGCTAGCTTCTCGATGTGCTTAGTATCTCTAACCGTTAGCTTCATCTGAGCCGTATAGGTGTAACCATCTATCTCGATGGTATCAATGGTAGGATAGTCAATGTTTTTATCCAGGCTATTGAAGGCCTTTACCATCTCGATAAAATCTGAGATATCCACATCCCAAAATTCCTTTTCAGGTATGCCTAGATATTCAAAGATTTTCAGGTGCTTATCTACAGCATCTAGGTCCTTATTATTATTGATCTCTGTGATCATTTCGAACTGCTCAATGGTGAGCTCTTTCATTTGGTTCGGGATCTCTTTCCCTAGGATTGTAATCATAATTTTTTTTTTAACAAATATAAGAAAATTCTAATATAGGTAAATGGCAGAAAAAAATATCCCTACCTATAAGATAACCATTGACCCAGCCTATGCTGAGAATGGTGAAGATCTTGGTATTGAACAAATAGCATTCACGGCAAATCCTGCCATTAAGGTAAAAGGGATGGCCTTCTCAAGTGAAGCTAAGCCAATGTTTTTTTCAGATGAACTAAAGTACCGCATCACGGCCCCTGCATTAATACCAATGGATATCTATCGTTATGATGATGACGCCAAACAGGAGTATTTTGTACAATTTACTAAGGAGGAGATAGAGAACATCCACGGTAAATTCATGAGGGATATGGTCAATAGAGACCTATTCAATCTTGAGCATGATACTGAGAAAACAGTACCTGCCTATGTGCTTGAGGCCTGGATTGTGGAGAACCCGAAAAAGGATAAAGCATATAGCTCTTTTGGTATCGAGGTGCCAGAAGGTACATTGATGGTAACGGCACAGGTAACGGATAAGGAATACTACGCAGAACTAGTTAGCCAAGAGCAAATTGGCTTTTCCATCGAGGGGTATTTAGGCATGAAATTAAGCGAGCAAACCAATAAAACAAAAATAAATATGAACAAGTTACCCGATGGCGAGCACCTAATCGAGGGTAAAATCTACGTCGTAAAAGATGGAGAGGTTATCGAGATTAAGGAAGTCGACAAAGTAGAAGCCTCTGAAGAGGTAGCTCTTGAGGATACGGTAGTGGAGGAAGAGGAAACAGTTGAAACAACTGAAGAGGAAACTATGGCTGTAGATCCAGAGCTAGATGCTGAGGCAGTATTGGCAATTGTTAAGCCAGCTATTGAAGAGCAGGTTAATGCATTAGTAGCTATGATTGCTGATTTGCAAAACCAATTAGATCAAGCTCTAACTCCAGAGATGGAAGAGGAGGAAGTGGAGATGAGTGAGGCTGTAGCTCTTAGCGTACAGCAGAGATTTAGTAACGTAAATAAATTTATAAACAAATAACAAAATGAGAAAGTTAAAATTCGATTTGAATATCGACCCAACTGCTTTATTAGCAGCAAACCCTGAGGCATTCTACTCTAAGGCATATTTGTCTGAGGATACTGCCGACAATTACCGAGCTCTTCCTGGAGTAAAGTACAAAACTAAATTAGCTTCTGTTACTTTTGGTAACATCCTACAGGCTTCTAGCTGTGCCTTTACCGCTCCAACTGATGACCTAGATGCTAAAGAAATTGACGTATGTGCTCTTTCTGCAATGGCTCAGATTTGTCAATTTGACCTTGAGCAATCATTCCTTTCTTTGCAGATGAGCAAAGGATCAAATGGTGATTTCTCTGTAGCTTCTTTCATGAGCTTCTACTGGTCTGAAATGGCTAATAAAATCAATGGAGATCTTGAGAGCATCCGCTGGCAAGGTGATACAGCTTCTTTGAACCCTACACTTGCATTGTGTGATGGTTACGAAAAATTATTAGGAGCTGTAGGTTCAGGTGTTATCAATGGAGGAACTGGTGCTATTGCTAACTTTACAGCTCTTGAGGCTGCATTATCTGCTGCATTTGCTTTGTTACCTGCTACTATTGCAACCAGAACTGCTGATTTACGTTTATATATGCCTACACAATTGGTTAACATCTACCGATTAGGGGTAGCATCTGGTAACACCCAGGCATACATCACTCAGGATCTAGCGTTAACATTCTTAGGTGTTAAAATCGTAGTTTGTCCAGGGATGTCTAACAACACTTTTGTATGGACTTTGAAAGATAACCTTATCTATGCTTTCGATGCTGAAGGTGATAGCTCTGATTTGCGTGCTGTTAACTTGGCTGATACTGTAGCTGAGCCTTACATCCGTACTCGTGCTAACATGAAGGTAGGTTTCAACTTCGTTAACCCAGGAGAGATCGTATTCTATTCATAATTAATAACCGAGCTCTCAGCAATGGGGGCTCTTTAATACTTTTAAATCATGCCTTGTTTAGTTCTTGAAGACATAGTAAAATCATGCGACAATAACTCTGGTGGTATTTATGGTATCTGGATAAATCAACAGGATGAGATCGCATCGATAACTCCTACCAATCCTTCAGCAGGAGCTGGATGGTCAATCACAGGTATCACATTAGCTGGCGTTAACTTGTTTCAAAACTTCTACATTAGACGAAATACCTCCAACTTTACAGAGGAGAGTAACATCGATCTAGTGAATGGTAGCTCTTTCGTTACCTCTACAATTAACCTAATGTTTCACCGAAGAGATGCTGCAAAATCTCGTGCCATTAAAATCTTAGGTGGTGGACAGCAGTACCTTACTGCCATCATTTTGGATGCCAATGGTATTTATTGGTACTTCCCTTACCTTCAGGTAAGTGCAACAGGTGAAGGTTCAGGTACAGCTCGTGCAGATGGTAGTAAATATTCCGTTACTCTAGTTGCGGAAAATGAGTACCTGGCATATGAGGTGAACATGACCCCTGTACAATTGCAGGCCATCGGAGTACAATAATCAGCTCCACATATATCTAAAGGCCCTCAGCAATGGGGGCTTTTTTTTAACATTCTTTTAGGTATTGAATAATATAGGTATGATCTACATTGAGCAGGGAGTAGTTAACCAGATAGTCCTTACCTTATCAGAGGTTACTACGGTGGCAAACCCACATTATTTGTTTGTGTTCACCAACGAAATGAATACAACAAGTACCCCTCAATTATTTACGGCACCTGATACAAGTGCCTATCCAGAGAGATACAATTTATTTAGCCTCAATGAGCCTACAGATATCTCATTGATACAGGGCCAATTTACATACGAAATATACGAGAGTAATTTACCCTTTGTTTTACCCTTATCGATTGCACAAACTACAGGGGTAGTTATTGAGGAGGGCAGAATGGTAGTAAGTGGACCAGCAGGCAACTCAATATACGATTAATTATGGCATGGTATAGCGACATCTTTAAAAGCAAATCAAAAGGCCCCGAGGTAGTGGAGGGGTATCAATCATTTTCTACTCCATTTCTTCCCGTAGGCCGTGGTAACTTAACCCTACCCTATGTAAATGGTAGGTATGATACTAATAAGGAGGTACGTTTTGGTACGGATGGATTATACCCAGAGCTCTTAAATCAAATGTATTACAGCTCACCTTTGCATGGTGCCATTGTGGATTACAAAACCAATGCTGTAATTGGTGGTGGCTTTGCTTTGAGCACGGATAAAATGACAGCTCAGGAAAAACTAGAGCTATATACATTCGAGAAAAAAATCAATCTTAAGCACATTGTAAAAGCCACAACAAAACAGCTCATTCTACATAATCGAGTTTACTTTAAGCTGTGTTTTGACAAAAAAAGAAAGCTAACTAAGATTGAAAACGTAAGCCCTGAAAAAGTAAGGGTATCTAGGGATAGAAAAATGTACTATCTATGTGATGACTGGAGCACCCGTATTGATATTAGAGAGATTAAACCCTATCACATCACCTGTACCGATGAATATCAGCTCTATTGCTATGAGATCAAATCAATGGGGCAGGATTACTACCCACTACCTACCTATACAAGTGCACTTAATTTTGCGTTTTTGAGTGGCGATCTTTCCTATTTCGCAAAGAGTAACATTCAAAATAGCGTTTTTCCATCCTTTGCTATGATGTTCCCCAAAAGGCCACAATCGGAGGAGGAGAAGCACATGATTAAGGAAACAATTGACAGGCTCAAGGGTGCAGCCAATGCTGGTAAGGCCGTTGCATTTTTTGCCAATAGCCAGGATCAGCTCCCAAAGATAGAGGCCCTTCCAAATAACAACAATGACAAGCTATTCCTGGAGGCATCACAATTGAATACTGAGCAAATCTGTTTTGCACATACCATTGACCCTATTCTCATGGGTATCCGTACGGCAGGAGCTCTGGGTAATGGTTCCGATATTAAGCAGGCATACATTATATTTGAGAAAAACGTGGTCATGGAGCTCCGTAACCAGATTACAACAATATTTAACGAGCTGATAACTATTGCTAGGATACCTGCTGAATTTACGATCAATAACTTCCAGATCATTAATGAGACCATCGTAGAGCTGGAGGAGGATACTAGCAAAACAAATGATGCACTCAATAGCCTAAGCCCATTGGTAGCTACAAAGGTTCTTGAGACAATGACAATAAACGAGATACGAGCTCTGGCATCCTTACCGCCAATAGAGGGAGGAGATGTAACACAAGCCGTTGCCAATGCAACAGCACAACCCATTGCATAATGTTATATTTTATTACCGAGAATTACCTTAAAACAAATACCCCGATAACGGCTAACGTGGATGTAACAGATGTTACCCCATACATAGCTACTCAATCGGCATTAAGGATACAGCCTATCCTGGGAACTGTATTCTATAATCATCTATTGACAGCCTACAATGCTCAGACCTTAACCAATGATGAAATTGATTTGGTAGAATTTATACAGCCAGTCATTGCATGGAGGTCAGCAGAGGATGCCGTCTTTGGATTGACCTACCAATTGAAAAACAAAGGCCTTCAAACGCAAAACGGAGATTATTCTGCTAGTGTATCCAGGTCAGAGGTAGCCTTCGGCATGGAGCACTATGCACAGAAGGCCTCTTTCTTTGAGCAGAGATTGATCAGATGGCTACTAGCTAACAAGGCACTATTCCCGATATTTACATCTGCTGCCAATACTGATACCGATTTACGGCCAATGTTTAACCATTGCTCTTGCATTAACGAATGGACCACAACCTGCACAGGGCTATGTGGTAACTTCAGAGAGAATGGATACAATAACAGCATCTTAATTCTGTGAGGGCACAGCTCAGCATATTACTTACATCAATTCAGGCAAAGTGGCCTGCATTAATAGCAACAATCATGGCGTTTTTCATGCCTATCTATGGGCTTTTATTCTTAATAGGATTTGCCATTATCCTGGATACCATTACAGGCATCTGGAAGGCCAAAAAAACAAAGGTACCCATCACTAGCAGGGCAATTAGGGCTATTGTGCCTAAGTTTTTGCTCTATGAAATTACCGTTATTTTGTTTTATTTGATAGATTATTTTATATTAAATGATATTATTATAAAGTTTTTTACTGTACCTTTAATGCTAACCAAAGTAATGGCATTGATATTGGCATCCATTGAGGTAATCAGTATTAATGAGAATTATAAGGCCGTGCAAGGCATTGATCTCTGGCAAAGTGCTAAAAGGTTAATGAGTAGAGCTAAGGAAATAAAGCAAAATACCAGCGAAATATGTACACCAGAGAACAAATCGAGCGAGCTGTAAAAGATAAAGGATATAAATGGTTTGATGATGCATCTAATAAGGGCTATGATGTCAATATTGTAGGCATCAGAAACAATGCCCCATCCATAGCCGATAAGGTTACGAATGTTTTTGACGATCATATTACCATCAGCTACAAGGATAGCCTAGGTAACTGGAATTTTTTCTGTTGGAATGCTACTACTGATCCAGGAAAGAAAGGAGTACAGCAATACCACAACGCCAAAGGAGTAGCTAGATTGGTTCCTGGACAATATAGAGCTACATGGTGCATCGATAAACACCAGGGCAAATATGATGCTCTTTGCCAGAGGCTTGGAGAGGTAACCGTATGGAGGGATGGTAACAAGGATTTAAAATTCGATGAGGTCAAAACCGATAAAGGTATCTTTGGTATTAACATCCACAAGGCAGGTACTGACAGCACATGGGTAGAGAACTGGAGCGAAGGGTGCCAGGTATTCAAGAGGGTAAAGAACTTTGAGACCTTTATGTTTATCTGTAAAAAAGCAGCTAAGATTCACGGGAATAAATTCTCCTATACATTATTAGAGATATGAGGTACCTGATACCATTATTATTATTGATATCCTGCTCAGCTCCTAAGCGGGCCCAGTATCATTACAAGCGAGCCCTGGCTAATGGGCTTAAAATTGAGGTAGCTACTGATACAATCAAAGTGCTGAAGGTGGATAGCTTCCCTGTTATTGTTAATGATACCATAGTATGGGAAAAAGTTATCTCATATCACGATACGGTAATACGTTACCAAAATCAAATCGTAGAAATCCCTAAAACGAGATGGCAAACCAGGATAGAGTACCGTGAGAGGGTAAAGATTGAGAAAATCAAAGGAGCTACTGAGGTAAAGGTAATTAAAGAGCAGGCAAAGATAGCAAAGGCAACTAAGGAGGTAAAGTACCGCACTAGGTGGTGGCCATTTGTTGTGGGTTTAATCATAGGTTTAATCATACCTTATCTATTACAAGGTGGCCTATTAGATAGGATATCCCTGTGGCGTAAATTATGATAAGAAAAAGATTGTTTTACGACATTGAAACCTCTTTCAATGTTGGGGTATTCTGGAGAACAGGCTACAACATCAATATAAATCCTCAGGATATCATTCATGAGAGGGCCATCATTTGTATATGTTATAAGTGGGAAGGTGAGGATGAGATTCACAGCCTAACCTGGTCAAAGAACCAGAGTGATAAGGCCATGTTAAAGGAATTTACCAAACTATTGGCACAGGCTGATGAGATAGTGGCTCACAATGGTGATAGATTTGACCTCAAATGGATACGCACACGGGCCTTAATTCACGGCATTGATGTTATGCCTCATCCGAAAACTATTGATACCCTTAAACTTGCTAAAAAGTACTTTAATTTCAATAGCAATAAACTCGACTACATTGCTAAATTTCTTCAGGTAGGTGCTAAGATGGAAACGGGAGGGCTTGACCTTTGGAAAGATATAGTATTTCGTAAAGATCAGCAGGCCCTGGATAAGATGGTGGAATATTGTAAGATGGATGTACAGGTACTTGAGAAGGTATATAATAAGATACAAGGATATACATTACCTCAGCACAATTATGCAGTACAGCATGGAGGCGATAGGTATGAATGTGTAGAATGTGGGGGTACAAACTATCAATATAACAAAAAGGTAGTTACCAGAGCAGGCACCGTACACCATTGGGTAAAATGTAAGGACTGCAACAGCTACAATAAGTTAAGCCAACTGGTATTTAGTAAATATCAGGAGTACATATACAGAAAAAAGAAAAATATTTTCTAGCTAATTCCTTTATTTTACAAGGGTTTCAAAAATAATTTGTTAAAAAATGCAAAAATTTGTCAATAAAGTTTTGCATATATGAAAATGTTATATATCTTTGTAAGGTCAATATGACGCAAAACCCATAAAAAAAATGATTATGAAAGCGACAGAAATTAGAATTGAAAGAACAAAGAGCTACGGACATTACCGAGTAACTGGAGTAGTAGAAGGTAGAGAAGTATCTTGCATCACTACCAATAGTGAGGCCTTTGAT